CGTACAGATACAACTCAGACAAACTTGATGACTGCTAAGGGTTATCAGTACGAAGTCTTCCACTTCTTGCTGATTGTTACTGATAACACTGGTCTCAATGTTGAGAAGGCTTATATTCTGGCATCCGCACAGCCATCGATTGCTAATACATCGATCTACAACGTAACACGTGGAGAGATCAACTTCCAAGAAATGAGTATTGGTTATAATGCTTACCCAATTACTGGTCGTATCGTCAACCAGAAAGGTGGAGAGTTCTTGGATTGGATCAATGACCATACTTGCTTTGAGGAAATGGAATTCGGTTATGATATACTTTGTGGTAAGAGTGCTGTTAGCCGTGGTAATACCGGTGCTATTGGTGCTGCTTCACCAACATTCGATAATCCTAGCCCAGATACATGGCAAGAATAAAAAATACTATTTAGAGAAACTGATACAAAAGAATATCCTGGGGATAGAGATATCCCCAGGAATCTTTTTGTCAAAAAAAAAACAGGCGTTATGAAACGCCTGTAATTTTGTTGTCCGCTTATTTGCGAACAACATAAATCTTTCCGATTGTGCAACCATTCTTTCTAGTAGCCAGAGGCGAATGCTCGTCGTTGAAACGATGAACGGCAGTCTCCAGGTTTCCCTCATTTCTGGTGTAGACGTTGCCATTGATGGAGGCTCTATCAAGATGAGCCTTTCCATCGTTCCCCATATAAAATGGGTTGACACAGAAATTGCATTCTTCGTCGAGATAGACAACCTTATGGTTATCCATCTCATCAACATAATTTCCGACTACATTGGTTTCCATATGACGACCATTATGATCGTCGATGTAACCATTCTCAAAAATCTCGGAAATGATCTGAACATAGTTATTGTTTGTCATGATAATATCATCCTTTCAAGACAATGCATTGGATCAATTCCTCGATTGATCCTTCTTACACCTCTATAACATATAATACAAAAAATGAAGTATTACAAAAATATACCTTCTAAACTTAGCCATCGGCTACATCGAAATAATCTGTATATGAAGAAAGGACGGTTTAGATGGCTAATAATAAAGATGAACTCATGATGTCAGTGAATTTCAATAAAAAGCTGGCACAACAAGCACAAGATAGTTTAGATAGTCTTTATAAGTCTACTTACTTTACCGACAATAAAGACAAACAGTATATAGAAAACATAAGAGATCGTATGTCTAAGAATATTAATAGTCTGATAGACAATGTTCGTATTCGTACTGGATCTACTAATATCTCTGATCTATACGCTAGAACTCTTGCCAAAGATAGTTCTGCTCTTACTGTAGCAAAAGATATATCCGATGCTTCTATGATTACTGATATCATGGATCTATATAGTGCTAATATGCTTATAAGAGATCTAGATAGAGAGATAGATGTAATATTGAAGTATATTCCTAGACTACAAAAAGCACAAGACTTAATAGAGACTTCTATTCTAGCAGCTGATCATGCTAATGAAGACGATATAGATATCCATGTAGTATCCTCTATCAAAGATACAGAGGGAGAAGTAGACAATGCTTCTTATGCTAATAATGATAAGACTTCTTCTATGGTAAAGAAGTACGATCTAAAGAAACTAAAGAAGACTCTATTAAATCGAACCAATAGATATGGAGAGAGATTTGTTTATATAACTTCTTATAGCAAGTCTCTATCTAGACTATTAAAGAAAAAAGATAAGATATATGGTAATAATGCTTCTTTATCAGAATCTGTATCATATTTATCAGAGTCTGTTATAGAAGATATAACTACTAAGTCTAGTATAATATTAGAGACAACTTACTTGGATCCAGAGAAGGGATTAGATAATGGAATTCTATACGATATGGAAGATTTATCTTCTAAAGAAAAATCTCTGTTAGAATCTCATAAAGACTCCATAAATTCACTAAAAATCGAAATAAACGATTCTGGTGTTATCCCCAGTATAGTTGCACAGGCCTCAAATACTAGACGCGTATTAAGCGAAACAGCCTCTCTATTTCAAGAGGTTACGGTTAAATCTGACTATGGTTTAGCTAAAGATTCAGAGATTTTAAGAAATTCCAATAAATTGATGAAGAAATATATTAAAGATTCTTTACACTCTCCTGATGATAAATTAGTTGCTTCTGATGGACTCACTACACAGAATGATGGTTACAATGTCGATGTTGGAGGTTGTATAGTAGAACAACTAGATCATGAACATGTGAAGCCATTATATATAGATAATAGAACTTGTATTGGATATTACTACATAGAATATGATAAACCAATGGATACAGACTCTCAAGCAGTATTTTCTTCTACTATTGGAGGAATGAGAGCTAGAAAGACTGCTAGAGATAGATCTCAATTAGAGAACAATGATTCTACAAACGAAGTATTAAAGAAGATTGCCAGACAGATCTCTTCTAAGATAGATGCTAAGTTTATAAATGCTAATCAAGATCTAGCAGAAGAGATATATGCAGTATTAAAATACAATGAATCTCATGGAGACAAGATCTCTAAAGTAAGAGTATCATTTATTCCTCCAGAAGATATGGTTCATTCTTATTTTGATATGGATGATAGAACTCATAGAGGAATCTCTATCTTTGATAAGTCTCTATTCCCTGGCAAGCTATTCTCTTGCTTATATATCTCTAACGTAATAGCATTACTAACAAGAGGATATGATAAGAGAATTTATAGAGTACGTAATGTGGTAGATACAAATATCACAGCTACTCTAATGAACGTAATCAATCAGATAAAGCAATCCAACTTCAATCTACGTCAAGTAGAGAATATGAATAACATACTTAACATAACAGGACGATTTAATGATCTAGTAGTTCCACAATCAGCAAATGGAGAATCTCCAATCTCTACAGAAGTCATACCAGGACAGAATGTAGATATTAAAACAGAATTCATGAACCAATTAGAAGAGATGGCAGTAGAACAGCTAGTATCTATGGAGATGATCACCAATCATTTCCAATCAGAACAATCTGCTACTAACGTGGTACAGAATAATGAGAGATTCTTGATTATGATAAGAGAGAAACAAAGACAGTATGAAGAGATTCTCAGTACTATCTTTACAAAAATCTATCAATATGAATATGGTACTAATGATATCGTAGAAGTAGAGCTACCAGCACCAAGAGGATTAAACTTCTCTAACACATCTCAGTTATTGGCAACTGGTAATGATCTCATACAGAATATTGTACAGATGCAGTTAGGATCTAATCCTGACGAAACATTAAAAGCAAAGTATACAGAAAAGCTGATGAAGTATTATTACTCGACTCTATTACCAATGGAAGATCTATCTAGATTGCTGGATGAGGCTAAAATTGAGTTGGAAACAGAGAAGAATGGTAATGAACAAGATAATAATACAGGTGGAGGATATTAATCAAAATTTTATCCCAGTAGCTGCATTGGCTACTGGGAGATTTTTACCAGAATAGAAGGTGATATAAGATGACGGTAATGATGTTATTTTTGGTACTATGTGCTTTGGTGTTAATAGCAATAGCATTGGTATACAAAACAAAAGCAGTTGGTGATAAAATACCAATACTACAAAGTATAGTGATAATACAATATACAAACAGTGGTATACATTATATACACAATGCTTTAACATATTGTGGGGAATGTAAAGATACTTACTCTGAATTAGGGAAGTTTATGTTAGAAAAGTATGCTATGCACTATGATTCTTGTCCAAATGATCTTGTATGCTGTTTAGTAATAACTATAAAAAATAAAGAAGTTTTTAGTTGTGATTTTATAACTCATGATTCTATCATACCGATGAATGATAGAGCTATTATAGGAATAGAAAAAATAATGTGTGATTGTCTGACAGAAGAGTCTAGAGAAGAGTTTAAAGAAATTTCTATAATATTCAACTATGCGTGCAAAGAGATATAAAAATAATACCAGACTCTTATACAGAGTCTGGTATATCTTTTTAGTATTTTTGTATCTTGTTATATTGTCTCACAACTTCTTCTATGAACTCTGCATCTCGTATATCTTTACTCTTATAAGCCAGATCTTTCAATAGCAATAAAATCTCTTTATTAGCCAGATCTTTTATTAACTCTTCTTCTTTTTTCTTAGTCTCTTTGTTAGTATTAGAAGATAGGATATTATTCATATCTGTTAATCTCTTCAATACTTTTGCAATCAAGATATATTACCTCACTTTCACTAATACTTGTTTGAGATTGTCTCTATTTTGTAATAAAGATATATCTCTTTGAGCTTTTGTCATCTTATCAGATAAGATATTCATAAACTCTCTATCACTAAAACCCATCTCTTTTATAGACTTAGCATAAGTTCTGAATATCTTCTTCTTAGCCTTATAGTAATATAACAGACTATCAAATCCCATATCTACTACGTCATAATATTCTGTATTATCATCTCTAGTACGTCCAAGAGTCTGTCTAGCTAATACAGGAGACTTAAATGGCTCTGCTAATACTATAGTAGCTCTTAGTCCTTGTATATCCATAGCAGCTCCAGCAGACTTAGTAGTTGTAAGTATTATCTTATTATCAAGTTGAGTAAACTTATCCTCTTTAGGAACTAGAGAAGAGAATATACCAACAGAGATAGAAGGATAATTGTATCGTATCCAATCATATGTACGAGCAATAGAGTAGTTGGTTCCAATATATATAAGTATCTTCCCATCTTTAAGAAGATTCATATCCAATAATATCATCAGTATACGATAGTAATTAGGTCTAGAGGATATATAGTTAGCATAAGAAGTTCTATCAAATCCATAAGCATTCTGACAGTTATAAATATCTTGTGCATTAGGATGAGAGTTATAGAATACTGCTATATAATCTGTATGATTCTCTTCTTCTTTAAAGAGATTGATTCTTGGAATACGAGAATAAGATAATTGATAAATCTTATCCTCATTAGCATCCGATCTATTTGGAGTAGCGGTAAGATAATATGTCTTACAAGTATCAGAGAAGAAGTCTATCATAGTAATAGACTTATAATACAAATGAGCTTCATCAAAGATCTTTATACCACATCTTAAGAGAATAAATAGTTCTCTTACTTTCTCCCATCCATGTTTATTAGCATATGTGGATATAGTAGCATGAGAACAAAGAAAGTATCTTATTCTCTTAATAGGAACATTTCCTCTCAATATTCTTCCAATAGAACCAGATGATACAATACGATATATTTGACTATTATCAGTGTCTGTATATTCCAAGATCTTCTCTTCCCACTGATCCATAAGAGAAAGAGTATTCACTATGATCATAGACTTTACAGAATAATATGCTGTAGTAGCAATAGCAACATAAGTCTTTCCTTTACCAGTATTTAGGTTAATGGCCAACTGGGAGCATCTATTATTATTCACATACTTATCTTTACCGACACAAAATGCTAAAGCTTGCATTTGTTCTTCATCTCTTGGTTTATACTTGAGTTTAAAATCTATCATCTTCTCAAATGGATCTGGTTGTACTTTTCTATAGATAGAATCTCCAAATGTGTTTACTATATAACCAAAATCCATACCAGCAGGAAGATACAGATCTTTGTTCTTAGCATCATAGTAGATACCATTGATATTATATTTATGAGTAACTTTATCATAGATAGAGAATAGTTTCTGTAAGTTCCACTTATCATCCCATCTGTAATTGTGGATGATAATACACGTATGTCTTACTTCTATCTTAGATTGTCTTGGATCGTCAAACATATTATCATCTCTTCTTTCTAAATTCAAAAAAATAGGTATGGGGACACATATCCCCATACCTAAGTGCTTTATTCTTCTTATTAATCATCTATCTCTGTTCTTGGTCTAGGAGCAATAGTTTTCATAAACTCTAGTGTATTCTTAGGACGTTCTTTCTTATCTGGTTCGTTAAATAATAAGAATGGACTCTCTCCTTTGAGTTTGACTGATTGTCCTTGTTCATCCCATATCTCATGATCAGCGTTCAAGAACTTCTTAGGCTTTCTCATATAGAACAAATCAAAGATAGAAGAGGCCGTCTTCTTGAAAGAAGATGGAGCATAGAGAGTCTTTGCTAGCTTCTGATAGTTTAGAGTAATGACAATAGATGGATTGTCAGTAAGTGCTTCGTTAAGAGTAAGCAACTCATACTCTCCATTCTTAACAGACCAATCTGGTTTCTTCATCCTATCATACTTATCTCGTATCTGATTGGCAAGAATAACTTCCAGATGGACTGCCTGTGTATGAATACCACCCTTTATAACTGTCTCTATTATCTTCTCTAGTAGTCTGTCTTTAGTATAAGACTTAGTGACATCTTTCTTGTTTATAAGATCATTGAAGATATCCAGATTCTTACCAAGATCATTGTTCTGTATCTTAGTATAGAATAGAGTCATATCTTCTAATAGACCCATAGGAATGAAGATTCTATCATCTTCCTCTTCATTACTATTAATACTCTTCTTTATTATATCTCTTATCACATTAGCAAAATCTGTAGAGAAGTACATCTTAGCTTCTGGGCAATCTTCTGTAGCTTCTGAACCTACAGTAACTTCCTCTCCATTAGGAAGTTGTATATTGAATTCTGTTATATACTCATTATAGTATGGGCCCTCATCCTCTAATGAGTGTCTGTTATCAGAGAAAAACTTATGGCTTAAGAAATCATCATCGTTTTCTAATTGTACCGCATCTGGATCTATTATAAGATTAAATCCATCCCATGCTTCATGTATAGTATCAGAAGACAACTTAATGGCATTTATATCTATATCGAAGAATTGATAGAATGCATCGTTCCACATTATAGCAACTATAAGTGTTTCTAATAGATGCTTGGCAGACAATCTCTTTTGTGTATATTGGGCTGTAATAGATTCTGTTGCTATACGTCCTATATTGATATCTCTATTTGTATAGTATCTGTCTCCATAACAATGTCTACAAATACCATTTCCTTCAGCATAAGATCTACATGTTATAGGAGATCTTAGATAAATAGGAGTTCCTATCAAAAAAGTATCGGTTTCTTTTATGACAAACTCTTGTCCTTCTGGGTGGAGTTTATAATATCTTCCCTCAAATCGAACCAGCTCTTTAGTATCAAAGATAGTGATATTCATATAATTTACTGTATGGCAGTCATAGTCTGGATCTGGGTTTAGGAATGACTCCATATTGTTCAATCCTAATATACGAGAGAATCCTCCAGAGTCTCCTACATTCTTTTTAGAGATAATCTGTGCTACTCTAGATGCTCCGGAATCTATAAACTGATATACATAATTATTCAGCCCTCCTGTTACATAAGACTGATTTACTATTTCATGATAGATAGAGCCTTGGCCATTTGGTTTTGTACCGATATTGAAACTATTTTCTTTATACTGTCGTATATTGACACCTTCTTCTGCTTCAAAAGAATCTTTTAAGCAATGATGATATCCAATATACTTCTTAGAATCTTTTATGATAGAAATAGCTTTGTGTACTATCTCCATTCCTTTGTTCTTTACTTGATCTATAGGCACATCTGATAAATCACAGTGCATAAGATCATAATACTCTTTATTAGCTCTCATAAGAGCTATAGAATCTTCTAGATTCAGCGTAGAAGCAAAATACATAGAAAACTTATCTATATCTACAAAGCTTGTTATAGTATCAGCAATTATATTGTTAAGAAGCTTATTAGATACATTGGCTCTATTAGGAGCAATAACAAATCTATCTATAAAATCTTTTACATCTTTAGCAGTAAATGTATCATCGTACCAAAGGTGCTGTGGCATAATTGTTTTGTCTAAAGAGATTATACTATACCACAGAATCATATTTATAAATAACTCTGGAAACGCCAACTCTACTTCTTCATTAGTAGGAAATACTACTTTGACAAAACCATTTTGTATTTCTGGTAATTCTATACCATCTTTTAACACATTAAGCATCCCTTGATAATAGTCATGCCAATTGGATAAGTTTATATCTTTTGTATATATAATAGGTTGTTTCTTATTAGCCATAGGAGCCAATACGTAATAATTTTCTTGGTAGTCTAATGCCATTCTTATCTTCCTTTCTTCTCTCATCCTTTAAACTCATATTACTAATGGTGTAGTCGGAATTATCAAATTCCATCTACATATCATGATTATAGTTCATCATCATATGAGTGATTAGAATAAGAGAGATAGCGATTGCTATCTCTCTGTGATTGTATTATGTTGTGGAATATTTGAGTATATCGTCAAAGTTCATATTAGTATCTATCATGATACGTTTATAATGATCTTTGTTGTATCTAAAGAAGAACTTCATGGTCTGTTCATTATACATGAATAGATAATTGTATTTGAGTTCGTCCATTGGTTTGGTCTTCCATACATTGTTTTGTCTATAGTGGATGATATTGTTAGCTATATCGTATATACGTTTATCCATATTCAATACATTAGTGCTATAAGTAAGATCTCCATTGAATTTAAATTCTGCATCCATACCAACAGATCCAAATCCAAATCTAGGAGTATTTCTTCTCATCTTTTCTATCTCAGTAAATATCTTTTCTGTAAAATATCTAGGAATGGTAGTAGGAATAGACCAAGTAAATCCAACATTACCGTTAGAGAACTTGTGCTCTGGATCTATAAGTCTAAAAGTAACAGAATCTCTTATTTTGTGTATATACACTTTCACTTCCGTGGGATATGTCATATTAGCAGGAGTAGTGATAAGATCATCAAACTTATCAAAGAAAATCTGATTTCCAGCTCCTGCATTAAATACAACCCCTAATCTAGTAGAGTTGTTATGTCCTATACCTAAGATTATAGATATATAGGTTCCTGTCTCATCTCTAGGAGAAAATACAATAAATGTCAAATATCCTTTATCTTTGGTTACTGTAGCAGTAACAGTATAAGCAGATTGGTGAGTAGGATATAGAGTAACTCCTTTGCTATGAATGGTTTGATCTATACCAGTATTATTATAGATCTTGATCTTGTCTATAGCAAAGTCATTCTCTGTTTTATAGATCTCCATATTGTTATTAATACTTACTCCATAATCAGACAATTTGGGCATATCGTATTCAAATTGATTCATACCAGATCCATAATGAGGAGGATAACCTAAATCTCTCATAGCATAATCATCAGAAAATTGGAAGAATCTAACAAAGTTGTTTCTAACAGTAATAGCGTAATTATCTGGATTTATATTCATCGTATCATGTATAGTTTTCATCTTATCTATATCTTCTTGAGTATCGCATACTAGACAGTTTTTAAATAAGCGATTATGGAAGAAAGGATAAACAAATGTTTGTCCGCCATTACGCATGGCACGTCCAAAGAATTCATTCTTATCTAGATTTCTTGGCTCCATTTGTTTATCAAGTATATAACTTGTCTTAGGGCTAGTTTGTATAGGATTATTTTCTATATCATTTGATCTATTGATAAATGTTACAAGTTTGGCCTTAACAGAGTCTGCTATATTTTTTATAGCAGATACAGAATTTGCATCATAATCAGCAGCTTTGTTAGATAACTTGGACAGCTCTGTATTGATCCTATTTACTAATTCTGCTTTCTTAGATATGATAAGGTCTTTACATTTAGTATCTCCTGCTTCTATATAAGATTTCAATGTAGGATCTATATTGGTTATATTGATCTTATTGGAGATAATAGCTTGTAAAGAAGGAGATAGATTGTCCCAAGTGATCTTATCTTCTAATAAATAATTTCCCATCAATTGATCACCGTCTCTTCTATATAAAATCTACAATAAACTATCTCTTGTAACTAGACCATCATTACGATACTTCTTCGTTACTCCTAACTGTGGAGTTTGTTTTATTGTTCCATCTGGATTTACATGAGTTCTTCCTATCTGGAAGTATGCGTCTTTTCCTCTATAGAAATACATTCTGTTGTATTTGGTATTATAAAGGATAATATTAGGAGATAGATACTGATCTAATGGTAAAGTATCTTTCCACTTCTTAGTTTTCATATTATATATATACAATTGGTTATTATGAATAGAGAAGATAAACGCATAATCTGGATAAGTCTTTAGTCTCTCCATTCCGATAAAGTAAGCAGCATTGTTTTCTTTTTCAAAATTCTTCTTAGTAGCTGTCAATTCCTCATCATTGCTAACTACAAAACAGCAATGGAAATGAGTATCTATATAAAAGTTCATATTCTCTGTATCTACTTTTATTGTAGCCATTCTGGTATCATCGTCTTTTATGATACTAGTAAGATTATCTGATACATTGATAAACCCTTCTAAAACTTTATTTAGTTTTGCAGTAGCGGTATCTATTTCACTTTTAAACTCATTAGCCCATTGAGTAGCTGCCGCTATAGCAGGATTTGTAAGAGCTATATCGATTTCTGCTTGGGCTATTTGCTGATTAAGATAATCTACTACATTAATAGCCATTGTATTAGTATGGGTATTGTTAGACTTGTCCTCTGTATCTACAAAAGTTTTAACGTCTCCAGAACTAGCAGTGCTGCTGGATGATTTCATATTTCTTATCATCTTTTGTAATTCTGGAGATAATTGTCTCCATTGTATCTTACTCTCTTCTGTATATGCCATTAGTACACCTTCTTTACTCTAATGGGTTCTTTTTAAATCCAACACAAGATACTAGTGTCGGAGGAGAATCGTTTGTATAGAAATTTTCTATAGATGTGTCGGTTACATCAGTCTCATCTTTTTTGCTACGTATTACTGTACCAGATTTGTTATCTTCTGCAAATAAAGCAGAATGTCCAACACTTTCCTCAAACCATATCAATCTTGAAGTAAGATAGTTGTAATAAAATCTTTGGTCTACTTCTCCAGAACTAAAGTTATTAGGAGCAGAATTGTAATAACTTACAGTAAGAGTAGCACGTGTTTCAAAATCATTTGGTTTACTAAAAATCTTATTAGTAGTAACTACTTCATATGCTGATTTTAAGTCTTTATATCTTGAAGGATTAGAGTATTGTAATCTGTCCCATTGGTTATATGAAACAAGATCTTGATCAGCAGGAATATTATGCCATATAGAATCTGTGATATATTTATCTTTAGTTGGATTAAGATATAAAGTCTCTCCGTTTTGTCCATACAGCATTACTCTAGCAAGGCTATCTTTTCTAAATGCTTCTCTTAATTTGTTATTTGCATTTTGTTTAGCATTATCTATCAAAGCCCTTAACTCTGCTTTTTTGTTATTAGAAAGATTTGTAGCCGTACTGCTAGTAGATAGATTCTGTTTAACAGTACTTTTAATATTAACTATACCAGTATCTATCATACTTTTTAATTCTCTCTCAACAGAATCGGCATATCTTTTTATTGTAGTATCTCCTTGTATGATAAAATTTCTTATAGATGGATCCATATCAGCTAGATTTGATGTTTTTTCTTTATTTATGATAGCCTGTAATGAAGGGGCTAACTGTTCCCAGTTTACTTTATGATTAGGATCAAAGCTCATAAATATCTTATCTCCTTTCTTATAGTGATCAGTTTACTACTAAGTCGCTATAAGATAGTGTCTCTCACATTTAATTAATACTCTATAGAAGGGAATGATTTGAAATGCCAATGGCTAATAAGATGACAAGTCTTGTTAATAAAATAGAAAGGCGTTTAGGAACAAAGCCTCTTAATTTACCAGAAGATATGAGCAAAGATATATGGGCAAAAGATGTTATCTGTAATGATACTTTAGATACATTTTCTAGATTCTTTCCTAACAAAATACCATATATATTAGGACCAGAGAATAGATATAGAAATGATCCTAATATGTATCTTATAGACGAGACTATATGCAGTTCTGTAGAAATCTTGGGAGTAGGAGATATTAGATGGCACGATTTCTCTAATAAGTTCTCTGGACTTATGTATTCTGGTACTAATGCATTTGATATGTACTCCGCAGGAAATCTAAATCTAGAAACAATAGCAGACGTACAAATGATGGCAGATAATGTGAGTGTCATGTCTAATGGTATCTATATAGACTTCATACCACCAAATAAAATAAAACTAAATCTAATCATATCATCAGCATACTTTCCTAACTTTCAGCATATACCAATAGATCTTTTTATCAAGCATGCTGATAATCTAAAAACTATTCCCCCAACAAAGATGGAAACATTTGAGAAGCTTGCTATTGCTGATGTGGCCACATTCTTATATCAAGCTTTAAAGAACTATGACCAATTGTCTACAGTATATGCAGATATAGATCTCAAATTATCAGCTCTGGAAGAAGAGTCTAGACGTAGACAAGAAGTAGTAGATTTCTTAGAACAAAATTATGTATCTGCTGCTAATATGAACCAACCAATCATGTTTACTGTAAACTAAAAAAAAAAAAGAAGAGATCTAGACTTAGTCTAGATCTCATTTCTTTTTGTTAAAATATGATTGTCTATAGAAAGGTTTTGCTTGATTTTGTCTTATAGGTTCATTCTCTTCTACGAAGATTGGTTCTTGTAAATGTGTCATATCTATCATATTAGTCTCCATAGGAGGTCTGCCAAGATAAGACAACATACTAGCAGCATAGTTATGTAGTTGTATAGACTCTATGAGATACATAAGTTCATATACCTTATTGAAAGACATATTTACTACGTTATCTTTACTTCCATTAAGGAAGATATCTATACATGGAGTTACTTCTTCATTATAAGACTTATACAACCCAGGAGCAAATATGAGTATCTTAGTACCCATATCTATCTCAAATGGTTTTATAGTATCAGACACATAGAGTTTGTTTCCTCTATTTTGATATACCTCATCAAAGTGTTCTATGATAGATTTCAATCTTGGTAATAGAGTCATTCTCATGAACTCTATATCTTTAGCTCTTATGGCTATAAACTCTTTATAACCATTTATTGGTTTTATATTCTCTATAGATAGATAGATATCATAATCTCTAGATATCTTTCTTACAGGCTTTCCTGCTTTCTCAGATATATATTGCATTTCTCTATAGTAGTATTGTCTCCCATACTTTTCTGAATAAGAGTATAAGAGAAGATTTATATTCAGTATCGCATTAGTTCCAAGAAACATTAACTTATCTTGAATCTTATCATATATTCCAATAGTGACATCATTGTTGCTCATAGACATATCACTTCCTTTCTCGTTCACTTACGAAAAAGTTTTCTTCTTTTTGTTTTATAATGGAAGCACCCCATTATTCTCAGGAACAGAGTAAGGAAGGATAATGCTAGATAGAAATAGTCTCTTTTTAGGGAACGGTACACCACGAGTTTCTTCCTCATTGACCAAAGAATCTTCATTAAAATCTGTCTTAAATTTTATAGAAGCATCTTCTTGAGTAGAAAGTATCTCTGCTGACATATCTGGATAGAATGCCAATACTTTATTAGTATAATTATTTTTCAATAGAAATAGATGAGCTCCTTTGAAGAACTGTGGTGCTATAGACCATTTGTATTGTCCATCAAAGACATCTGTATCTCTATCGTATCTGGTTTGTTCTATCGTAACCAGAAGTCTCTTTAGCAATAATTCTCTCATTCTTGCATATCTCTTGTCATCTGTAATATATTTAGGGAATGATCTTAGATCTATAATATTTCCCAATACTTGATATGCATCTTCGTCTAACACAGATCCAGATATAGCGTCCTTTCTATCTTCTGCAGACATGTTTTCCATATTAGGCAGTACTGTAAGATTGCCCAATACATTTACATCCAGAACTCTTAAGACATTCATCACATCAATATCTAGTTTGTTATTCTTACTGTACTTGAAGATTAACCCCATTATATGTTTGCACACATAATCCAGATTCTCTTCAAATTCTCTTATAAAGAAACTATCTTCTCTGAGAGTAGGTTGTCTATAACAAATAGAGTTATTAAGAGTTGCATACTTAGCAGCTTGTATCTCACATTCAAACAAGATTCTACTAAGGATATCCGGATCTACTAATCCAAATACAAATAGCAACTGTGGATAGTTTACAGTTACTTGCATAGCACTATTGTAGAAATTAGTAAATGCATAGTTTGCATAATCTTCATCTCTTTCTATCAAGATATTATGCAATCTTTTAGTTATCAGGTTATACATAGACCATATCAACTTATCCTCTTCTCCAGTATCCGTCATTAGAGCAAATGCTCTATATCTATGCATAACATTTGGAGTTCTTTGTATCTTTAGTGCATTGTATTTTAGATCTGCAGATCTATATGTCCCATTTTCATTCAATATGGGACCATGTTCAATGTCTCTTTTATATCCCCAAAACATCAAACTCTCTAATACATTTATCAGTTTGCAGTTATTGTCAGATATTTGTACTCCGTTATTTGCTTTGGGATATACAAACGATGTGTTCATATAGCCGTATGTAAAGATATCATTCATATCCATTTCTGAATACTTAGAAATATCTCTACAATACCCAGGATACCCCAGATTGCTGCATAATATGGATAAACATTTGTCGTTTCCTACCATATTTGGTATGAAACTATGATCTCTTATATTAAGATCTTTCTCATTTATAGACTTATCACCATGAATCTTCTGTATCAGATCTATTGGCAATAGTCTCAGATCTAAACCATTCATCTTTAAGACAAATGGCTTTATCTCTTCTCCTGGTATAGAGTCTATTGGAGCTGGATACATACCATAACTCATAATAAATCATCCTTTCTTAATACATGAAACACTAAAATAGAGATAGAGAGTTGTATCTCTCTATCTCTCTCATCTTTATAGTATATATAGATACTTATTTTTGTATTTCAAATGCCATATCTTTATATCTTAATCCTAGTTGATTTTGTTTATCACATCCATCATCTACTTTACTCCATATGGCAGTTATATCATATTTACGTAATTCTTGTATAATCTCTTTTATCGGTTCATTGTTATGATCAGAAACCATCTTTGCTAAATCTAGAGCAGTTGTTAAATCCTCTTGTGTTTGTGTCTTATATGCTTTTTGTATACCCTCTGCGATAATAAGAGCTTTCATAACATTTGTATCCATATGATAAATAACCACCTTTCAAAAAGGAGTGTAGCAGATCTGATTAGATCTGCTACGTGGATATGAAGAAAGTTATAACTCAGCACTCTCGCATGTCCTCTACGAGAAGCAACTCCCATAATTGATAGCCGCTATTTAATAGTCAAGATAATAAAAAAAGAAGAAGGAACTAGGGAGGAACCTTCTTCTTTTTTCTAGGAAAGAGTGAGATAAGAACAAAGTCTCTGGGTAGGTAGATCTTAGCTTGTATAAAAGTAAAGATCTAAAATGAAAGGATGAGAGAGATGTACTCTAATGAGAATATCTCAATTGTAAAATGAAAGGATACTTTATTCTTAACTCACTAATATAGTATGTAATCTCATAGTCTTTTACACGGCAATTATATTAGACTTTATTACATGAGAGGAATCCATCTTAGTCATTCCTAACTCATCTAATGGGAAGTTTCTTAAATTGTCTTGTAAGATAGTGGTATAATCAATAAAAGGAACCAACCAATCTGGTATCTCTATATCTTGTGGTATAGCAATAGAATCTATGCTTCCTCTAAATGCTTTATTCTCTTCTATAATTTTCTTCATACGTATATAGTGTTCTGGGAATGATTCTAGTATCTTATTCACATTCTTCTTATCTATCTTTGTTTTGATGATAAGTATAGAATTCTGTTGATCGAGATCTATTAACTCTTCGTCTTTGTCCTTTATGGTATTATATGCTATAGAGGCTTTTATTCCTTGTTGTGTCATCGGATCTGCATAAGATGCTTGCGACTTTATCCTAGCGGGTTTATGGAAGTCTTTCTTCTTATCTCTTATAGATTGATACATTTGCTTCTCTAATACAGTCAGCTTTCTAAAGATATCTACTTGATCTACAAATGTAGATCTTAGTATATCATACTCTAAGATATCTTTTAGTGCTTTCTTAGTAGAGTCTGGAATATTGACTTTAGAGATAGGCATTCCTTTTATATCGAACTGTTTATTCTCTGGTACCATATTTCCTTCTTGTACTAATTGTAGAGACGCATAGTTCTTAGCACCAAAAGTAAGTAATAGAGATTTGAATAAGAACTCGTTCTTCATAATCAGTAAACAATCTCTATCTGGCATGAAAGAGTTATAATTCTCAGAGAATAGAACCATGTAATCTAATATCAATTTAGATATCGTATAAGCCATGATGTTTACTATACTAAATCTTAGATTGTCTTCTTCTACTACTATAAGAGGATACTTCTTTCTCTTTGCTTCTACTAAAGTATCATTATAAAAATCATATTCTTGAGTTAGTTCAGTAGTTCTCTTCTGTGTTATTATCTTATCTCCTGCTATCTTTAGTTCTTCTTGCGTGTACTTTATATTCATTGGCATACCAACTGTATAAGATAGAACCATCTTATACCATTGATCTAAGCACACTATACAAGAATCTGTATCTGTTATTAATACAGCATTTCTTTCCATAGCATGTACTCGTTCTAGTTTATCTATCCATATATGACGATAGTAACAATACTCATATATTAGATCTTCAAACATTTTGATATTGTCTTGTATCTCTTCTGGAGGTTTATTTGGATTTAAGAACGGATCTTGCAGATCTGTTAGCATTTTAAGAACAAGATTCATTACTCTCTTATTCTTACAGAACTCATACATATTGTTCTTGTAGTATAACACATTCAACATACGTTGATCGAGATTGCATATAGTTATCCATATAGCATCTCTAGCATCATCTGACGGTACCCAGGAATTATACTTACATTTGCTCATTATACGTAAGAAACATTCTTCTACGGTAATATCTCTATCCAATACATCCCAATCATTAAACTTTCTATTGATTGGATTTCTCTGATCTATCGATACAAACTCTATGAACTGCAATACTTCTGTTAGATTAGCAAAATCCATATTGTCTCCCAATAAGCCCTCAAATAGAGTAATAGAGGCAGATATGCAAGATCTTCCTTGAGAAGTAACAGAAGTTGCCAAATAGATATTATATAGAATACAAGAAGGAGCTCCTGCAGAACCGTATACTGCATTAACAGAGACTTTATAGTTCTTCTGTTTTAGATCCCATGCATTATATTCTTCACTACCTTTTGGATACTTCTTCATCATAGACTTAGCATAGTCTCTCATTTCGACTAAGTAAGTTATGAAATTAACAAATGGATTTCTAGCTCCATGTCTTTTATACAAGACTCCTATACCTGTCAATATAGGCTGTGAAGTTAGTATCTCGTTAGATAAAGACAATAGATCTGTAGTAAGAGTTCTATTAGTAACGTTATTGTGTACATTGACAGATAGGTCATTAAATTCTTTACCTGCTTTATATGCTTTAGCAACAGAATAGTTTATAGCTTCTTCTATCTCGCTTGGTTCTAGTTGTACGCATATACGAGATAGTATTCCTCTCATACTATCTCTATACTCATCTATCAATTTTCCTGTAGGAACTTCATAGTCTAAGTTATATAACAATTTGTTATACATATATACATTCACATCCCTTCTACTCTCATATACTGAATGGTCTTTGCCTTTCTACAATGCTATAGTCTATCACTAAAAAACAAAAAAGAAATACAGAGCCTATTTCTAGACTCTGCCTATATATCTTATTATTCTCTTTCTAATTCTTTATAGTTATTATACTTTAGCTCATAGACACATTTATCTATATGATTATAGTATAAGACTTTATGATTAGTAGCAGTATTCTTTATCAATTCTGGATCTAACAAATCCATACTTTCATTTACTTTATTAAAAACATTTATGAAGAAACTAATATTATGATCGATATTGGACGATAGCAAGGCAGATATATATGTAGTGTTATCCACATATACTAATGGTCCATTTATAGTTTCTACTATCTTTATTCTATTGAGTACTCTATCTCTCATGTTTACTACAAAATATGTATATTTGCTATCCATAATACTTTGTATGAATAGATTGGGATACAGGAAATTATTTGCAAAGATTTTTGATTTTACTATGTTTTTTATAATTTCATAATGATACTCTTTTTCTTTTTCCGGAACACCTGTTAATGATAGATACAAAACTGGGTCTATTGTATAATATGGCTCCATAGAGATAAATGTACTTGTCTTCGGTCTAGCAGTACAAGAAACATATAATTTATCATTCTCTCCATTAAATATAGTAAAATACTCTATGAAAGGCAACAAACCATTGCATCTAATGTCTGCATAGCATACAGAATATTTATCATTTTCTAAATCTGCCAGATAGATATTTTTATAATCAATACTTATCTCTGTATTATATTCGAAATCAAGTATTGGTTTTCTGTCTCTTAACTTTTCTAATACATTTATATTCTCCTCACTGAGGTTTGGAAATAAGATATTGGTTTTCATTATACTACATCCTTTCTTTGTAAAGAGATATGATACTAGCTTCATGGATATGATATACAATGAAAAATGCATTTAAGAAAAGAATAGGTTTCTATATATAGCGAATTCCTAGACATATCTATAAAATTCTAATATATTAGAGAATAATTCTTCCTAGGAGGTAAATATTATGTATTTTAAAGGACAACAGAAGTTCTCATTTAATGAAGGCACTGGTTATGAGAATGAAGAGATTTCTCCTGATTTCTCTTTGAGCGAAACTGGCCAGATGATGGATGGAGAAGATACTGGTTATGGTGTAGTAGACGAAGCTGCTGTACTAGAGGCTATGATCGTTGATCATTATGAACGCCTTGGAGATGAAGCTCGTAAAGCTCTTATGAATGATCCTGAATTCCAGAACCTTATGGAAGCAGGAGTAGTGGGTCGTAGGAGTTTCGTACGCCTCAACAAAGCAGATGATCTTGCACGTCGTATGACAGTATTATCACTACAGATGGCCAAAGAAGCTAATTCTCCTGACTTTGTGATGTATAAGAAGTTCCGTAAGAAGGAGAAAGAGGCTCTAGCAAAGATTCGTAAAAAGTTTGCTCCTCGTGTACGTCGTCAAGCTATTGTATCCCAGAAACGTCTTGTAAAGCTCAATCCAAAAGCTTTCAATCTCAATACCCCAATGCGATAAGAAAAAAAAAAGAGCAGACCTTATATAAGGTCTGCTCTCTTTGTTTATACTTTTTCTATCTCTACCTCCCTTCTTCCATTAACGGTATTTTCGACTTTGTACTCCTTCAATTTCTTGAAGGAATCAAACTGCTTCTTGCAGGGTCCCATATTTCTCAGACCTTCTTATCTCCTTGAAAAACGCCCTTTTCAGGGCCTCGTTATTTTCCAAGATATAAGCGGCATAGAATGTCGCTATATTTCTCGGAATTATCGGGACGGAAGGCTTCCATTTGCCTTCCTCTTTAACCTCTACTTCTATAAACTCCCCAACTTCAATAATATTATAATCTTCGACATCACATAATTCTGTGTCTAGAGCTAACGCTAATCGCGCTAGTCTAGAATTCTTCAGATAATACCTAGGTCCGTAATCCGAAGTCTCAACAATAGAGGCCTCTATCTTGTCCAATGCAGCCTCTTCGATCTTGTTGGTAGGAATGGCTTCCCAGTTTTTGATAATCATGTTATATCATCCTTTCAAAATAAAAACATAGACTAGTACTTCTCTTGTACTAGTCTTTCCATATATATAATATATTATACAAAAGAGAAACTTCCGTAACAGTAAGGAACGGAAGGTCATCAACATGCTTGCTAGCGACGTCTATCTTCTTATATACTGTTACATTACCATATTCCTCCTTTACACAGACATGGTATTCTCCGTAGACATATACCGTATAGATATAGTCTATGGATGGAATGTTTGAAGCGATGCTGCTATTCTTATCAGCATTCTCGACCTCCTCTTTAAGTTCATTAAAAACGCGCTTCTGCTCCTGCTCCAATCCTTTGTGATATTCAACTCCCTTATAGATAGTAAACTTAGCAAAGTCTACATCCACAAGAATATCCGTACCATCTTCCTTTTTATTGGCAAGAAGTACATAATACAGATCAATATAGTTGTTTTTATCAAAGCCATCAGTGACTGATACTATCATACTGCCTTCCGATGGGCAGTTTAAAACATATATTTCTTTGATCTCTTGTTTACAAAGGCTATTCTTTTCTATAGCCTCTGTTTCTCCACTATATAGATCTTATGGAATGATGTTTGTCTCATAATACTCTCGTACATTTTGTCCAAAGACCAAATCAATGGCCTTAGCTTGAGATATGATTTCGTAAGATGTGCTTAATAGGTTCGTTTTCTCAATCCTTTCAGATATAGATAAACATAAACTAGTAGTTTCTCTTACTAATCCTTCTATATCTATAATATATAATAAAAAAGAAAAGTATGAAGAGAGGTCATATGACCTCTCTTACTGTTAATCTTTTATATCTTGATAGTATCTGCTATAACTTGACTATCTATTATCTTGTTTATCTTAAATTCTTTCAGATCTTTGAATTTGGTATATAGATTCTTCTTAGATATAAATGGATCATTCTTTATTTGTTCTTCAAAACTATCTATAAGATCTTTGTTCTTATTTATGAGATATGCAGCATAGAACACTGCAGCATCGCTAGGTACTACAGTTATAGCAGTCTTCCATGATCCTTCTTCTTTTACTACTAACTGCATAATATCTTTATCATCTATGAAGATATAGAAATCTTCTATAGAAGATTCTTGTCCCTCATTATCTACTGTATCTAGCGCTAATGCTATAAGCATCATTTTACTTTCTTTCAATACAGACCCGTCAATGATACAATCTTCTTTTTCTTTTAGTGCGTTGTGTTCGATATCATTATCAGGCTTCACTTCAGAATTTTCGATATACATACAAATCTTCCTTTCTAAAAATAAACAACATTACTCCATGCTCGTTATAAGAGCTACTTCTTTCTTATCTTTAATTCTATTTTTTATATATTTCTTTACTACATCCTTACCTCCTTCTATTACTACTTTTTCATCTTTAAGGCTATCTAGATAATCAAAGATAAACTCTTCTATATCCTTGCTATCTGTACTAGAGATATCGTAGTTCTTTATATTCTCTTTATAGAACTCTTTAAGTTTGTATTGTTCGAATGGGGGTTCTTTATCATTTAACCATCTCTTAGCAGCTTCTATATGTACATATACAGCATCATATTCTTTTGCTAACTTCTTACCAATAGTGCTATTGTCTATCAGTATATAAAGCTTATTTATCTTGCCATCTTTCCATTCATCTACATTACATTCCATTCTATTATCCTCTTTCTTCATATTGTCTATATCACATATAAATTTTATATCTAGATCTTCTTGTAACAAGCTAGATTCTTTATCTTCTATATAAGACTCGTGTATTCTATAAAGAGGAGTATTCTTATCCTCATCCACTATCTGCATCTTTAATTCTGCCAAGATTCCTAAGAATTGACCAAAGTCATTGTCTGTTAATCTGAGATAAGAATATACTCCTAAATTAGTGATCATCTTTTCTTTATAGATCTGCTTTTCTCTATATTCTTTCATCTCTCTTCTATTAGGAGACGATCCACCATCTTTCACATCTAATACAAGATTATATGGTAATATAAGAAAATCTGTTATCCACATATGAGTCTTACCATTGTACTCATATTCTAATACAGGTCCAGGAGCTATGATCTCATCCGATCTATATTCCATTATCTTGTCTAGAAATTCTAAGAACTTTCTTTCATAAGATCCAGTATAAGAGAAGATCTTTCCATCACTCCATTTATACTTACCAGAGATCTTTCTTCCTGCTAACATTTTCTCTAAATGATTTGGATCATCCATAAGATTTGTTTTGCCATGGACTCGCATCATTCTCTTTGTATAAATCTCTTTCACTTTCTTATAGCAATTCGGATTTCCACATAATCTTTCGTATTTTTGTCTCTTCTCATTCCATTTAGTGGGTTTGCCACATATAGTACAATTCCCATGATGTTGTGGTTTATTATTCACTATATCATATGCTAGTCTATAAGCAGTAAAGTTCTCTGGTATTTCTTCGTCATGTTTCTTCTCTATGTGTTTAACTAATTTATCTCTATTATATTTCTCTGCACAAAATGGGCAAGCAAAAGTCTTCATACTATACAACATCCTCTCTATCTCTTTTATATATAGAAATTTACTATGTTGTCGTACGATGAATTACAAAAAAAAAGAGAGGATATACTCTCTTTCTTATTCTGGCCACCCAATAGAGGCTTTCAGATATTCTACTGGATATCCTGTTTTCTTAGACATCCATTCCCAATTCTCTTCGTCCACTTCCATACGAAATTGTTCATACTCTTCCGTAGGTTTATTGATATTGAGCTCTTTAAGCCCTGTAGCGAAGGTTTTTACCATCACCTTTTTGAATACATTGATCAAATATTACACCTCCTTTTATAAATTGTTCTCTTTAGCTTTGTCCAATTCAGATAATGCTTCGTTTACAAAATCTGCTACATCAGATTTGGACAGTGTATCTGTATTTGATTCTCTAGCTCGCTTTTTAAGGTGCTGTAAAAATTTCATAACATTTTCACTTTCTTCTGTTTCTGACGCATACAGAAGAAGAGCGTCGATATTGTTTTCAAATGTACTCATTTCATAATCATCCTTCCATTTACATTGTTTAATACATAAAAAGAAGAGTCCTTATTAGGACTCTTCTCTTAATATAACAAACAACACCTCCTCATTGCTACTATCGATATAGTCACTTATGAGCATATCTATAGGAGCATTTTCGAACGAAATAACCTGCTTTGTTTTCTTATTGTCATAAGAAACAAAAGAGGCCTTAGGCTCGCTGTCCAAATAAGATATGTCACTGAACGAGCAGAACTTATCTTTAGTGTATGAAACACCAAAGAAGTTCTTTTGGTTTTCTTCTTCATTGGATGTTGTTACTATAATAGCATCAAGGTCAGAACCGTCTAACAGATTCTTGACCTTTTCTTGTATGGTTGGATCCACATCTACCACCATCCTTTCATTATTATAATATATCATTAAAGTAGCATATATTTCCTTAATAGCTGATCATGGCATCGACGAGTGTGGTAACGTTCATCTCTGTCCATGATTTTCTTAGCCTCTTCATTGATGCTCGTATTGTTAATAGCACAAAGACAAGAAGATCCCTCTAGAGCTGTATATGCTCTAGAGGGTATATGTTTGGATCTTTTGAATATATAAAACTGTAATGCCAACATGAAAACTCTGGATTCCCACACTGAGGATTTGCCAACCTCTATTTAAAGTTTATCCCAGGGTTTGTGCATTAGATAAACTAATAATCTGGTACAGAAAACTAGTAGTAACTATTTAAATTATTTATATCAACTATCATATTCTGTACAGGCAGATTATTAGTGTAAGCACTAAGATACTAAAAATAACGTCTATTGGATAAAACTAATGCCTCTAGATACATAGATAACTTGCACTAGATAAATAGATACTAGATACATTTGTTTTCTTCATTCAATTGAAGACAGATTTTTGCTAATCTGTTTTATGTGCAAATAGCTTGATTGGCTATCCACATTATTTGACCCTATTTGGATCGATATATTTTCGGGTTAACAGCCCAAAGATATAATTATTAGTGATATTAGATTTCCAACAATTCAGCATGAGCAAACCTAAATATCATGAAAGCTATGCCAGCAAATTTAGTGTTTCTTCCATGCAAGCATTAATAACCTTACTACTAGATTGTTGATAGTTTCTTCTTATACATCTAGTTCTACTTCATTCAGTTCTGTAGCATTAGAAATATAAGAATCGATGTTAGCTACAGTATCATCAAGTCCTGCAATGATCTTAGAAAGAATCTCTTTGATATTCAATGGATCACAAAGAATGATCTCATAATCTTTCTTAATCATCTCTTCATATACTACTCGTTCTTTAGAAGATGCGGTAGAAGAAGAGGAGAATTGTGCATTTACTTGTTGTTTAAGTTCGTTGTATAGCTGTGATTGTCTCTTCTCAAATGCAGAGATAATGCTATTAGAAAGTCTATCGAGATCTTTGAACAATCCAGATAGTTTGGAGTAATAAGACTTCTTAGCAATAGCAACTGCAATGCTAACTTTCTCTTCTCTATCAGTAAATACATTCTTTAGTGGAATGGTAATCGAAGTTTCTGGATTGAATCCTCCATATACATGCATAACAGAATCATTGTACTTCTCTCTTGCTTGAATAGAGTTGATAAGAGAATCCCAAGAGCTCTTGCAATCATTCTCTAATTGTTCTTTGGTCTTATTACCAATCATTGGACGGGTAGCTTTCAAGAAGAACATGAAGTGATCTTTATTGTCCATATAAGCTCTGAACTTATTAAAGATCTCGTCATCTTTCCTCTTTCTTTCATAATTTGCTTTACGGATAGTCATTTTAACCATAATAATATTCTCTCCTCTCAAACACACTAGATAAAATCTTGTACTAATATGATACAGATATTGTAAGAAATAATTAAGGAGGTCGTATTATGAAAAAGAAAAAATAATTCGTATAGAATTAAGATGGAAAAGAATTTGGAACATAATACAAACGTGTTGATAAAGATGAGATTACAAAATATTTTACAAAGAAAGAATCTACAAAACATGAACCATTATTTAGTAAGAAATTTAATAATCTAGAAGAGTTTGTAGAAGCTTATAAACAATATGTGTATTATAGATTGAAATAAAAAATATAGCCAGACTCTATATGAGTCTGGCTATATTGTTTGTTTGTGTTTTAAGTATACTCTATCTTTATCTTATATGGAAGTGTAGTACCAATTATAATTGGTGGAGATAATTGTCCTCCTGAACTATTAGTCGTTATAACTTGATAATCCATGACTTCATGTGTTAATTTAGGCCTGATTCTGGAATTTGGATTGATAAAAGTAACTTCTTGTAGTACCCATTTAGAAGGTTGGAATTTATATTTGATAAGAGATTGTGTTTTTGGATAAGTACAATGTGCTACAGTAAACATCCCATCTACTGTTTCTAAGTATTTAGCATTAATACGTATCTTTTTTACTTGGATATAACGGTATTTGTTTACTATACTGATATAATTATCAGTGCTATTAATTAAAAGATCGTCATTAAAATAAAACAAATATGATTCGCGTAAGTCTATCCTAGTAGTATTAAACTTAGTAAGATCTAGCATTTTAATAATAAAATCTTCATAAGGTATATTACCTTTAAGAATTTCTAATATTTTTATATTGGTATCAATAATATTATTATCATCGTTTAATTTTATATAATTCAAATTTCTTAAACCTAGATTTACTCTACTATTCTCTCCTTTTATCTTTATTAGTTTAGTAAGATCTACATAAGAATTCATATTAGACCAATCTATATAGATGATATCATTAAAATATAAATTAATTGGTTTGCTACTATTTGTATCTATTATTAGTGGTTTAGGATCTCTAAAGTAATCTATATACTGATTCTTAAAGTTAGTAAAAATCAATTGATGAATATAATCAAAGGAAATTATACATGCATTATTATATATAGTTTCTTTAATATAAAATTCATAATTATTATTAGCATAATCAGCAATACCATTTAATAATATTGCATTGCTAAATGTTATATAAACGGAGATTGATTCAGACTTATTATTTCCATTTATAGTTAGTTTCTCTCTTATAAGCTTACGATAATTTTTAAAATTTAAATCAATAAGAATATTGCTCTCTAAGTTTACATCTATTTTATTCATGCACCTCTTATATTTATCATTACCAAATATCTTATATATTGGACTAACGTATTCAGGATACTTAGATTCTATATACTTCATTAAATTAAGCTCTTCTTCTGTATCATATTCTAGATAAGCAGAAGAAGGAAGATAACACCCAAACCTACCAGTTATTTTTTTTAAATTTATTATAATTTTAGAAGTTTTAAAAGTAGTTAAATAACTACCTAAATCAAATGCATAAATTATTGTATCTGGTTGCTGTATAATAGTAACAGAATCTGTTATAGGATACGATAAATGATTAAATTTTAATCCAAAAAAACAATCATTTGATATGCGTATAACACTATTAGAATGATTATTAATTTTAGGTAAGTACTTAGCTCCTGCTATTTGATCACATAATGCTTTTATCTTAGGATTATTAGCATTAAAATCTTCTAGTTTATCTATAGTAAGAAGAGATATGATCTCAGTATTAGACGTAGAAGCAAAATACGTATAATCTTCAAATCTCCATATATCTGTATCTTTATTCTTTCTATATACATTTATCTTACCTTGTAACATATCATCAAAATTAGATAGTTTCTCGCAATCAAAAAACATTTCTTTTAAGTATAAAAAGTAATAATGTTCACTAATCTTATCTTTATATATACAATATTCTTCCCAATCATCTATTATCTTATTTAATTCTTCTACCGTATATGGCACAGTAGTCATAGTCTTATATTTATCTGGTAATAAATCCATCATCTTATATTTAGGGGCAGGAGGAATTATTAATTTTAATAATCCTTTTATCATATGAGCCTTGTTATTAGGATCTAACATAGATCTCTCAAAATTTGTTATTTTTCCCGTAAAGAGTCTATAATGAGAAAAATCAGGAATAGGCATTGTAAATTTGCCTTTAATGATATTTTTACTTGATTCTACTCCCATCATTTTCAATCTGCTGAAAATATCGTAGATTATGGATTTACGTGGCATTATGACACTCATGATACATGAGAACTTAATTCTGCTTATCTCATCATTCAAGTGCTCTATACAATCATCTACCATTTTATCAAAATCGTATGGAGATATCTTTGGTACATTTCTATGTGGCTTAGTATCTGTTACGATATTATATGTCCCCCACAGCATATTCATACCAGGAGTAAAGTCATTAACTACTGCTCCCATACGTGGAACATTCATTGTGCAATCTATTCCTACCATATATTCTGTTACATATGGTCTTACTTTCATTCTGCATTTGAATCCCATAGATGGATCGTCTTCCATATACCACCTAATCACATCATTCCAGTAAGCGTATATAGTCTTTGAATCTTTAGGAAGATCAAAATCTATTACTTCTTCTCCAAAGTTTACTTCTCCATATAATATATTTGGTTCACTAGGATGGGTATCAGCAATTACATCATTATCAGCTCTAAAGAATCCATAATGAAGAGGAGTATATTGTGTACAATCAAAGCCCTGTATTCTGGCTTCCATATACAATTCTCCCTCTGTATAGATTCCTATGTAGCTATTCTTTAGATCTATAAGAATTCCTACAGTATTTGGTTGTGTAGGAGAAGAAGGATTGAATACTTTGAGAACTTTGTAGTTTACTTTAACTCCATTTACAAATGAATGTGTCCAATAAGTAGTTTGTTTCTCGTGGAAGAGATCTACTACAAATGCATGATTATCTATACTATTTATAGTATCTGTGATACCAAATGTTATAGGAATACCGAACACATCTTCTTTGATAACACAATTCTTTATATTTGCTTCTAGATATACTTTACAATCTGTTGGTAATGGCAGATTGATAGTAGTCATATCTACATCATTTCTCTTCATCATATTGAATCTGGTATTGCCAGATTCATGATTCATTTCTGGTTTATTATGTATAAGAAACGGATGTCTATGGCCATCAGCTCCTATAGGAGCTATGGTGTTTTCTGCTTTTATTTTAGACTCTATATCAGAGAATCTGAAATCCATTCCATTATGCGGATTTGTAGGAGGTTCTGTTGGAGGAGCTGGTTGTTCTGGTATTGCGTATGCTTCATAAAGAGATATACAATCCTTCTGAGGATATTCAAATTTATATCTGCCAAAATTAAATTTACCAGATAGAGTCTCCATTAGTTCATTATAAATGGCAAAGTACCATGGATCATCATTTTCTTTCAGTGTAAACGACATGGGAGAGAATGAATAGAATTTATTTCCATTCACATATATAGTGATAAGATTGTTCTCTATATCAGCAGAGAGTCCTATTGCAGATCCTACTACTGGTATTCTTGCATACAGTTTAGGAACAGATTGTTCTGTGAACTGTACTAAGCTCTGTTTTCTTTCAAAGATTCTATAATCTCTGGTCTTTGTATAGTAAGCAGATCCAAATATGAAATCATTACAAAGAGTCCCCATACTGGGCTCTCTATGTAATCCTAAATAGATTGGTAAGTGGCGTATAAAGCTATTTGCTGGATGGAGGGTAATAGTAACCTCCATATATACTTTTTTATCTTTTGGTATGGTTTTGCTACAAAAGATAGTGAATGGTTTGGTACAATGAAAATGGTCTCCAGATATAATAGATGGATCTGGTGCCATTT